TCAAATGCTGTAGGAAAGGGTGCCGGTGATTTCGGTCGTGTGGATGGCGCCAGCCAGTCGTGCCGAGAAGCGGATGCCCTCCAGCAGGCGCTGCGACTTCACGCTGTCTGCGATCTCTGCCAGGCCCGGATAGGTGATCCGATAGGATTCCAGTACGTTGTCACTGGCGTCGGTCTCCTTGGGCGCGATGCCGCCAGCAGTGACACCCGCATCGAGCGCGGCGCGAAGAGCGGTGACGATGACCTGGATGCCCGCACTGGTATACGGGATCTTGCCGTCTGCCTTGGCCAGTACGTCCACCACCCCGGTCTGCACTCGATCCTTGAGCCAGTCGCGGAAGCGGATGATGTCGATCCATTCACCGCTGGCCACGGTTCCATACTGGGTCAAGCCCAGATTTCGGAACTGCTCAAAGGTGTTGCCGTTCTTCCCGCGCACGATCTGGGACTGCCCCTCCGTCAGCGGATCGGTCTGCACGCCAGTCAGGCGCACGTTGGCCCACGTCTCGGCGCCGGGCTCATAGGTGAACCGATTGGCCGCCAACGCGGCCTCCAGCCACTCTGTGCCCGCGTTAGCGTGATACCAGAGCGCGGTACGGTTGTAGTTGAGCGCCTTCAGCTGGCTTGCGATGTCTGCGTAGCCCGCGACAATGATCGCGGCATCGCCACTGCTGGCAAGCTGCAGCTTTTCGTTGGCCTCGACCCACGCAGCCGCCTCCATGATGTCGGCTGCAGCACGAGACAGCTGGATCAACGCGTACCAGCCGCTATGGGCGGCGCGGATTGCAACCAGCGCCTCTGTGATGGTCTCTGTCGGATCGCCGTCGTCGTCCAACGTCCGGCGGCCGATGTAGACCTGGTCAATGGCGCGATCCTGCTGGAAAACAGTCTGAACGGCCTTGTAGAGAGGGTCGGCCAGTTCAATGCCGTGATCCAGCAGCTCATCAGCCGAAGTGACCAGGAACACTCGTTCCTCGGTGTCCGGCAAGGCTGCGAGGAACAGCAGATCGCTGAAAGACTGCTGATTCATCGAGGTGGTCGCCAAGGAAATCTCGACCTTGGCGATGCGGTTGATGGATGCCATTGCAGGTTGCTCCTGGGCATGGAAACGAGCGCCTGATGGCGCTGGCGGGCTTTTTCTGTTGCTGGAGGCTCAGATGGCGATGGAGGCTTCGAACTTGTCGACCAACTCTGTCTGACCCTGCAGGGCTATCTCGCCCTTTACTGTTTTGATCAGCCCGACGACTTCGTCGTGCTGTTTGGTGTAGCGAATGCCGATGTCCATCACTGCGCGGGGCTCGTACTTGCCCCCATCGCGCAGCACTGGCACGTTCTGGACTGCGTCCGCAGCGTAGACAGCGAGATTGGCTGCGAGCGCATGCGCGAGCATTCCCGGGCCTTTGAGACGCTGGCTGAGATCATCAAGTGCGTCGAAACCACCATCGCCGAAGCACTGAAGCTCGACGGTTGCGTCACGGTGGCCCGCGTAGGTCTGGACCCCCTCCTCAGACAGATCACCTTCCAGCACGCCCTGCCGCGGCGCGGTGCCGACCCGAAGCGTGATGTACGGCAGCTTGGGGCGAGGGCCGTTCTGATTCGCGAAGATCACCTGCAGCTGCGTGGCCTGGCTGACCAAGGCGAGAATCTCGTCTTCGATCATGAGCCCTCCTCCGCCGTGGGCTTCTGCCTGACCGCCAGATAGCGGTAGTGGTCCACGCCGCGCATACCGACGTTCCAATCGCTGCCGGCGGTGACCAGGTATCGATCGCCGCGATGAATGACCAGATCGCCGTTCTGCGCGGTATCGCCGGCCACCACCAGTTCGGTCCTGGTGTAGATCCGGATAGCCGACTCGACCCGCCGGCCCTCAGCGAGAGCCTGGAGCTGGTCGTAGTCGTCCTTTTTGGCCGGCTGGATGCTGGCCCGAAAGGTCGTCTCCGACTCTTCCCCATCAACCCAGCGGCCTTTTACGTATCCACCGGCAGTCCGGGTGATACGCGGGAGTGTTCGTTCGCCGAGCATCGCCATCAGGTCTTCTCCCAGCGGATGGCGTTGACCAGGACCCCGTCGTCGATAAGCGGCACATCGCTCCCCTTCACGTTGATAGTGGAGAGGGCGTTTGGCACCGCCCACGAGTTAGAGGCACGCACGTGCGCCCTCTGGCTGTTCTGCGCAAACTCACCAAGCTGCGCCAGACCTACATCTACCGGGGTGCCCCGCTCGATCAGCGTAGCAACGCGATCCATTGCCATCCCCAGCACCCTCTCATTCCTCTGTGCAAAGTCCCGGATGAAGGGCCGCGCAGGAATGGTCTCAGTGCCGAACTCGTTGTAGATGGCAATGTCCAGGATGCTGGTGCCTTGATGCGCCCCGGCATCGGACTGGATACCCACTTTCACGCCGTGGCCATCCAAGGCATGCACGTTGCGCACGAAGGCATCCAGCCCGTCGCTATTCGACCTCGTTACGGAGGACATCCGCAGCAACCTCCGGCTACCGGACTGACGGTGATGGCACCCACCCGCGCGCAGATGTCATTGAGGGCCTTCCAGCGACCGTAGTAGCCGGCGGGGTCAGAAACCCCGTCCGCGCCGGAGACGTCCCCGGTATAGGTGCGGCTGAGGTCGCCGTCGGTCTGGGATTTCACCCCTACCGGGACGACCTCGCCGGCTTCATTCGCTGCCTTCGCCTGCTCCCTGGCATATAGCAGCCACGCTGCGTACAGCGCGACAGCTTCATCTGCCTTGATCTTGGTCAGGCACGCGGGACGGTAGGCCTCCGCCAACGAGAGGGCCATTTCCTTCTCTTCCGGCGTGGCCGTCAGCCCCGGCGCGAGGAAGTCCAGGATCTCGATGACAGTGGCCATGGGTCAGGCGTCCTTCTGTTCGCCGTCGCCACCCGTGCTGGCCTTCTTCTCGGCCTCGGCGATGGCTTCCTTCAGCTTCTCGACGCCCCAGTTGCCCCCGACGTTCGGGACGCCCAGCTCCTTGGCGCGCGCGACCAATGCTGCCTTGTCCTCGCCGTCGCCGCCGCTGGCCGCCGCAGCCGAGCCGGCCGAAGCCATCTGCAGAATCTCGGCCTTGACCAGCTTTTCGAGGTTGGGGGTCGGCTTTGCGTCGAAGGTCCCGCCGGGAGCGATGACCTTGCCGCCATGCACATGGGCTCCGACCGAATTGTTCTTGTAGGTAGCCATCAGAGCACCGCCTTGGTGAATGCCAGGGGATAGAAGACCGACACGCCCGCGCTGCGGGCCATGCAGGGCACGACCAGCTCCAGGTTGCGCGGCTGGGCCGGCAGCTGGTTGAACTGCATCGGGACGTCGTGGGTGATGTTGTCCGGGGCAAACTCGCCGGCGATGATCAGATCATCCCCGCCCGGGCCTGCGCCGGTCAGCTCGGCCAGCTCCTCGAACACCAGGCCCGGGTGCTTGCGGCGGAAGAACTCGGCGACGGTCAGGCCATTCGAATCCGGCAGGCGCTTGGAGCTGATGATCGACAGCGGCTCGGTGGCCATGGCGATCTTGTTGACCGTGTGCACGCCCTTGGACTGCACGCGGACCGCGTTGTAGATGAGGTCCAGGTCGGCCAGCATCACGTCGGCGTCGGTCGCCATGGTCCAGCCACCGGTGATGGTGGTGGTGCCGATGTTCGGGTGGTTGGTCAGGCCGAACAGGCCGTAATCGGCATCGCCGACCATTCCGATCAGGTTGAGCTTGATCTCGATCGCCAGGCGCGCGGCGTTGGCCTTGCGGGTGGGCAGATTGGCACCGGTTGCGTTGGAGGCGATCAGCTCGTTGACGTTGTAGCCGTAGCTGTCGCCGATGGTCTTGACCCGGATGGTCTTCTCGATACGGCTCACGTCGGCGCGCGGCAGGTCATCGGCATAGTTCGCGATGACCTTGGCGATACCGACCGAGTCATACACCGAGTAAGTGATGGTTTCGGCCCATTCCGGGACGTCGCTGGACGGCGGGACGAGCGTCAGGCCCTTCATCGGGGGCAGCTGGCGGTCGTAGGTGCGGGTGCGGACGTAGTCGAGCTGGCGGGCGGTGAAAATCCCAGCGTCCTGCCGGATCAGATCGGCTCCGGAATTCTGCTGGAACTGTCCCACGGCAACGACATCGGCCTCGTCGTAGTGCAGATGAGTGGCGGGCATTGGGGTTTCCTAAAAAAGGAAGCCGCCCGTAGGCGGCTGAGAGAGAGGGGTTGCTGAACCGACCCTGTTACGGGGCGGCCGGAGTGGTGGCGAAGGGGTTGTGCAGTTCGACCAGCGCGACGTTGCTGGACACGCCGGCGGCATCGGTCACAGCCACGATGCCGCTGCGGAATACCGCATTGGGCAGCGCGGTGCCGGCGTTGGCCACACGGCCATCGGCGTTGAACGACACAGGGCCATCCTCCGTGACCACGCCGGCCGGGGCAACCTGCGCCCAGACATGACCCTTGGTCATGACCGAGGCACAGTCGTACTGCACGTAGCCGGCACCGGTGATGGTGTGGCTGTGCAGGCTGATGCCGCGCACCTTGGTGCCGGCGCCCGGGACCAGGACCTTGCTGGCGTTGGTGCCAGTGACCAGGCCAAGGCCCAGCCCTGCGGCCCCCACCGGGAACGATTCGACACGGTCATCGCCTGCGTCGCCCTTCATGCCCGCAAATGCGCGGCTCTGATAATCCTCGTACATCGGTTCAGTCCTCGGTGGTTTCGCCGCTCGCGCGGGCGATCATGCGCTCACGCGCGGAACGGGCGTCCTGGCGGACTTCCGGCTTGCCGCTGGCCGGCGGGGTGATCTCGTGGCGCTGGTGGGCCACGGCGTCCTGGCGCTGACCCTTGTCGGCGACGGCCAGGTCGTAGGCCGCCTCGATGTAGCCTTCGGACTTGCCGGTCAGATCGAAGCTGTCGCCGCGCACCTTCTTGATCACCGCGGTGCGGATCTCGGTGTCGGTGGCGTCCTGCTTGAATTCGGCGCCGACCTTGGTGGCGGTGTCTTCGAGCTTGAGGCGGGCCTTGGCGGCGGTGGCCGCGTCCTGGCGGATCTTCTCGGCGTCCTTCTCCGCGTCCTTCAGCTTGGCCTCGGCGGCGTCGGCGCGTGCGCGCTCCTTATCGGCATCCGACCGGGATGCGGTCAGGGCGTCCTGGCTGGCCTGGTACGCATTGGCGACTTCGGGCGCCGCCTCGTAGGACAGGCCGCTATCCAAGCGAACTTGCACCATGTTCGTGGGCATGGGGTTGTCTTCCTCAGTTGTGTCGGCGTCTGCCGCATCGAGATTGAGCCGGGCGTTGCCCGCACGGCCACGGGGGACCAAGGCGATGTGATTCACCCTGATGTTTCGCTGCACGGCGTCGTAGCGCTCGCCGTTGATCTCGCCCGGGGTTTCGTCCAGGTCGAGCGTGTATCCGTTGCTCAGCTCCTTGGCGCCGGCATCGATCGCTGAGGTGTCGTAGATCATCAGATCGCCGAGCACGTCGTTGCCGTCCGCCCTCCCCTCGCCGAGACATGCGCCACAGGTGTGGAGCTTGGCGTTCTTCGACGTCACCAGCCCGGGATGGCCGATGGTGATCGGCTTGCCCTTGTAGCTGGCCAGGGAGTCGGCGTGGAACACCTCCTCCGGCGGACGGTATTCGCGGCGGATGGAGCCATTGGGCTGTCGGTATTCGAAGATCCCGGTTCGCGTGAGCACGGCCGTGTCCTGCACGAAGCCCTCGGCCGTGCGAGTGGCACGCAGCGGCATGCGGTCGAACCGCTGAACGGTTGGCATGGTTGATTCCTCAGTGAACGATCAGGGCGTTCAGGTCGTCCAGATCAGGCAGGACAGCCTCGGCGCTGCACCGGCACCGGATCGGCTGCCCGGGGTGCCCGTCTTCCGGCGGCTTGTCCCATCGGTAGGTCTTGCCCTCTCGGGCGACGTGCTCGGAGCGCTCGCGGCCGTCCAGAACACCGCGCCAGCGGTATTCCTCGACGCCGATGCCCTGCTGCCGAGCCTGGGTGATGTCCCCGTTCAACTTGCCGATCTGGTCCCGCGCGATCAGCTCGGCGCGGCCTTTCGTGACCTTGCCGGTCTTCTTCACCAGCGCGACCACGTCGCGCAGGCTCTTGCCGGACTGCACCGCCGCGGTCACCTGGCCGCGCAGCTGGTCGACGTACTTCGTCGGCAGCGACTTGATCAGCTCCAGATTCTCGGACTCCCAGACGCTCAGCATGTCCCGCAGCTCGGGATCGGCGGTCAGCACGTTCACGCCGTAGGCAGAACGCAGGACGCCGTGGAACTGCTGCTTGTTGAATCTGGTCGTCCGCCGGGCAAACTCGCTGATCAATGGCCCAAGCACCTGGTCCTGCACTGGCGAGAGGCTAGTGCCGGCCTGCAAGGCCTGGATCAGCCCCTGATACCAGCCAATGTCGATGGAAGGATCAGCGATATCGGCCCGGTAGCCCAGCGCCCGAAGCACTGCAGGCTCGATGGCCTGCACAGCCTCGTCGGCGATCGTCACCAGGCGGCGGGTGTAGTCGCGCTCCACGCCCGCCGGGTACAGCCAGCGCCGCGCCTTGCCGGGCTTCTTCTTCATGTCTGCGCTGCATAGGTCTTCGCCGTGCCGGGCGTGGTGTCGTCGGGATCGAGGCCGAACAGGCCGCGCTGCTGGATGTAGTCCCGTGCCTCGTCTTCGGTCAGCGCACTCGTTCCGGTGATGGCGGCCACCGCATCCGCTTCGATCTTGAGGGTCTCGGCCTTGGTCTTGCCGATATCGGCCAGTTCCTTCTGAGTGAGCTGCTTCAGGGGCGACCACACCACAGTCCAGTTGTCCGGCGCCTTGCCGGCCATCGTGTTCTGAGCGCAGATCAAGGAGATGATCCGCTCCAAAGCAGGCTGCATGCGCAGGCTGCGCAGCTGCTCGACCAGGTTGTAGTAGCCCTCGAAGTCGGCGTCACCGGTGGCGTTCTGGCCGCCGGGCGAGCGCCCGAACAACAGCGTCACGGGGATGCCGGACTCGGCCGACAGGGCGATCTGCATCTCCTGCAGGATCTGGTTGACCCCGCCGACGCTGGTATCGCGGATGTCGTAGTCGTCATCGGCATCAACGGCGACGCTATTCCGAACACCGCGCGCCTGATCGACCATCGTCAGGCGCTTCTGGATCATTTCCTCCTGCTGTGCCTGGATGGCTTGGGCCATCCCCTTCATCTTGTGCACGGCCTGCTGCTTGCGCCGCAGGATCTCGCGCGCCAAGCCGACGCTATCGATGTAGTCGCGGATTCGCCGGAACGCGCGCGCGGCGGCGGCACGGCCACGCCACGGAATGCTGTCCTGCTTCATGGACGCCGGCATCGGGTCGCCAGGCACCTCCACCAAGCGGGACTCGTGCACCAGCACCTGTGTGCCCGCTCCGCGAACTGATAGACGGTACAGCTCCGGCTGGCCGTAGTTGATCTCGTTCGGGTTGTTGTACGACCGATCGACCGAAAGGTCATCGATGACGTAGACGCGCAGCTCGTGAATGGTGTCCAGGCGATCGACATTCATCGGATCGCGGAGGAGACCGCCGTCGGCGACGATCAGCAGCAGACACCCACCACCGCGCAGTCGGGCCCATCGTGCTGCGTCTGCCAGCAACGGCAGCACCTTGAGGCGCTCGATCTCCGCGAGGATGACGCCGTCGGTGTCGCCGGTGATGGTGATCCCACCCTTTACGGCATTATCCGCCGGCAGGTCGACAACCCGCGCGGGCAGACCGCCCTCGGCATACATGGCCGCGTCGCTCTGGCCGATCGCGCTGGTGAGGGCCGCGATGCCGCCTGCGCCAAGCACGGCATCCATGTAGCCGTCCTGGTGGAAGGTCGGTGTGGTCATTGAGCCTGTGCCATGAAGAGGGCCAGTGAGTCGTCCAGGGAGTTGAAGGCGCGCGAACACCCATCCACCTGGTCGTCGAAGTGGCCGTTGGGGAACATCTTGAATTCGTTGAGCAGCGCCTCGTTCCAGGGCGCCCGGAGCATCTTCACGTTGCCGGCGTTCACTTGGGCGGCGAAGCCTGCCGCGCGTGTGGCCTTGTCCCCGCTCTCAAGCGAGAAGGTGGCCGGCACGCCGTAGAGCTTGCGGCTCAGGTGCATGACCTGCGCCTTGCCTGCCTGCCCGGGGTCCTGCGGGATCGACTGGAGGACCATGTCGGCCTTGCCGGTGTTCCCGATCGCCGTCTCCACTTCGTCCGGGCCCATCCGCTCGCGCAGGACGTCCGCGATGTAGATGACGCCGTCCTGACTGCGGCCCAGCTTGGCGCCCACGGTCCAGTCACCCCGCTTCATCTTCGCCTCGGTTCCAGCCAAGTCCCACCCGCGCACGAACTGAAGGCCGGCGGGAAGCGCATCGACCGTCTCGATCTTGGCGGCCTTGATGATCCCGCCGTCGCCCGGAGATGGCTGCTGCTGGTACTGCCCCGAGAAGACGTAGGGCATCGACTCGCGCATACGGTTAAGGTCGGCGGCAGTGTGCTTCTCAGGCCACAGGGCCTCGCCGTCCTCCGACAGCGCCTCGAAGCAGACGTGCTCCCACACCTCACCATTGCCACCCGGTCGCGGTTCTTCGCCGGGCTTGCGGCCCAGGAGCCAGCCGGCCAGGTCGCGCTCGTGCAGGCGCTGCATGATCACGATGATCGGCGTGTCCGCGCTGTTCACGCGGGACTGCAGCGTGTTGTTGAACCAGTCCAGCACGCCCTGGCGGACCGTGTCGCTGTCGGCCTCGCCCGGCTTGTGCGGGTCATCGATGATGATCGCACCGCCAAAGCCGGGCCGAGCCTTGCCCGCGCCGAAGCCGGTCACAGTGCCCTCGGCACCGGTGGCATAGACCACCCCGCCCTTGGTTGTCCGCCAGTCGCCCTTGGCGCTGCTGTCCTTGCGCAGCTCGACCTCGGGGAAGATCTCCCCGTAGACCTCGTGCTGCACCAGCTCGCGGGTATTGGCGCTGTTGTTCAGGGCCAGTGGTGCGGCATAGCTGATGTGGATGAACTCGGAGTCCGGCACCTTGCCCAGGCACCAGGACATCCAGTTCACGACCGCCAGCTCGGTCTTCGAATACCGCGGCGGCAGGTTGATCACCAGGCGCTTGCACTCGCCCCGATAAACCCGGTCCAAGGCCGCGCACAGAGGGGCATGGTGCTTGGCCCGCATCCACTGGAAGCCCTTCTTCCGCAGGAACGTGTAGCGGCTGTAGAAATAGAAGTCCTCCCGCGCCAGCTCGGCCGCAACCAGCTTTTGCTGAGCGGTCAGCTCGCCCACTTCACACCTCCTGCAGCAGCTTCTTCGCCTCCTCTCGGAACTTGCCGGGGGTCATGTCGGCGCTCTGGATCGGCCCACCGTTGGGGCCGCTGTGTTCGACTTGCTGGCGGTTCGTGTACGCCCCGCCTGTCTCCTTGGCCGCCTGCTCGATGAGCTGGGCCGCCAAGGCCATGTTCTTCATCCCTTCGGCCTTGTTGGCCATCCGGTTCAACGCGCGCAGTCGGACGGCTCGGTTGGCAATGGGAATGTCCGCCGTCTCGGCCTTGAAGCGCTCCCGGGTGGTGTTGAACAGCTCGACCCAGCGCTGCGCCAGCTTCCGCCCTGCGTGCTTGGTAGGGTCGTGCGATTCCACCGTCTGGCGGCTCACGGCCTGACCGAACTCAGTCTTGACCGCCTCCACCACCGTGCTGGGCGTGTCGAAGCACGCCAACTGCTGGACGATGAAGGTCTTCACCTGGGCGTCGAGCGCGGGCATCTGTATTCAGCCTTGTCGTGCCAGGTCGTGCCTACGCCGCCCTCAGCAGGCAGGTTCCACACGACCGGGCGATGTCTAGTCTGGCCACCTCAGGCGGCCTCTGTGCTGCGTCTACGAGCTTCTGGACCTGTTCCCCTGCCCCATACCTGCGAACAACCCCGACGAACTCTTCAACGTCATGGGCTCGCATCGTCAGGGCGGCAGATCCATCCCTACGGAACTTCGGGGCACCGTACTGATCGGCCTCTTGGGCAACGTGGTAGAGCTCGTGCTCCACCAGGGCACAGAACTCCGTGTCGGTGCAGCTGGAGCAGTAATCGGCGGCCAGGGTGATCACCACCTCAGGCACGCGCCCGAACCAGTCCACCATCTGGCGTTCCATCCGGGCCTTGTGCCACCCACCCGCCCGGAAAGCCACTATCTCGGCCTGGCCGACAACGGTCCTGCCCTGCTTGGTGAAACAGGTGCCCGCCCAGAGGATGCCCACGTCTGCACCCTGTAGGTGCAGGTGATCGGGGTTGTGCAGGTTCCCGTCCTCGGACAGCACCTCGGCTTCGATCCACTCCCAGACATCGGGAGCAGGCCGGAACCGCATGGACATGTCTTCGAGGTCGATTTCCAGAAGATCAGGGGGTGGGAGTGGGCGGCTCATGCGACGTTGGACGGAAATTCCGCAAGTGGACCTATCAGTTTGGAAGTTGTCTGCTACCCCCACACCCACTGGAAGAAGAGACACATGGAAATCACGTTACCGGGCATTTCTATGCTCATTTCAGCAATCACCGGGGCGGCCGCCGTCTACCTGAAATACCGGCGCAAGAAGTGAGGGGGTGCGCCGGCTCAGGGCTTATCGCCCGGGGCCGGCTTCCCCTGCACCTGCTCGATCGCGTCGAACTGGGCCTCGTACTGGATAAGGCAGCGCTTCCGGCCGTTGCTGACCTCGAACACTGCCGACGGCCTGCCTTCTCGCTCCCAGGTGCAGCGCTTCCGCAGCGCGGGGTCGATAGGCACATAGGTGGCTACCGGCACCTGCATCACGGTCGGTGGCGGAGGGTTCTGCTTGGGAGCCGCCGATTGGCACGCCGTCAGGAGGACCGCCGCGGCGATCACGATATGTCGCATGTCAGTACCCCTTCAGGGCCGGGCAGGCCGAGTCGAGCAGCTCCAATGCCGCCTTGCAGGTATCAGGGCGGTCCTGGTATCGCTCCTTCCAGGTCATCGCGTCCCGTTCAGAGGCCTCGATCTTGCCAGCGAGGTCGTTCAGTGCCCTCGCGCTTTCATCCCTCAGGCGTTCGAGCTTGTCAGCCTCAGCCCGCAACGCGGTTGCCACCTCCGCGAGGCGGGCGTCTCTTGCGTCCACGTCCGCCTGCAGCCTCGTGGAGTCGGCGCGCCAGTCGGCCCGCACCTTCACGACCTCCGCGCTCAGCTCTTGGATGCGCTGCTCCCGCTCATAGGCCGTCAGTCCAGAGACCAGGCAGCCGAAGGCCAGGACCGCGCAGAAAGACTTCATTAAGCTGCCCGGCTTTCGGAGCCACTGAACGATCCCTGTGGCCCAGCCAACTAGGAGGCCCCAGAGGGCGGAGAGGAATCGAAGAATGCTCGTCATGGGGTGGTGCCTCCATTGGCGCCGGTGACCCTTTCAACCAACTTGAGGTAGCTCGGCAACATGCGCCGTATGACGACGCCCGAGATGCCAGCCAGGGGCAACTGAGGTGCGCCAGCCAGCGAGGGGAATACAGCAGCGGCCACGGCGATGACCCAAGCGGCGAGGATGGCGTACCCAATTACGGCCACGGCCAGCGCCAGCAGCCTGGCTACGCTCTGGAACCACCGGCGACCACGGGGCCGGGCAGCGTCAGCCGACACTCGCTCTGCGTCCTTCTCCGGTAGCAGCAGCACACCGATGAGTGCGCCAGCAATGGCCACCAGCAGCACGGACTGCGGTACGCCGAGGATCACCCGCTCAGCCTGCCGTAGGGCATCGGCCGTCGCCGGCCCCACCACCGCGGCGGTGAAAGTGCCCACGACGGTCTTGAGAGTGCTCACGGGTTCAGTCATCGGCCTATCAACCTTGCGTATCCGGCCTTCGCCAGCTTCAACTTCTGCCTGCGGTCGTCCAGGCCGTTCGGCATGGCCTTGCTCGTGGGCGAGCCGAGATTCACGGCCCGGCTGACAGCCAGCACGTCGTCCTTGTCGGCCCACGTGTTGATGAAATCTCGCTGCCAGAAGTACCCGGCTGCCAGTGCGGCGTCAGGCAGCGAGGCGACCATGTCTGGGTTGCGGACGGCGCGATCGTCGTCGTAGATGGCCCGGCTGTACTTCTCGTAGTTGTCGCGGCCGGTGAGCTGGATGCCCCCGCGGCCACGGAACCGGAAGCCATCGCCAGGCTGGGTGTTGCCCAGGTCACTGCGGCCTTCATACCGGGTCTGCGCAGGGGTCGGCCCCCACAGTTCCTTGAGCCAGCGCCCGGTTCCGCTCTCATGCGCTACCTGCGCCAGGAAGTGGCACACGCGAAGCTCGGTGTTGATGCCGAAGCGATGACAGGCCTGCTCAAGGGCCAGCGCCAACGCCGGCGAGAACCCCATCCCGGCGGCGACTGTTTCGATGCTCACCATGGTGTCCTCTGTACTGGTAGCAGCGGCCCGATTCGAACGGGCGACCTCCGGGATATGAGCCCGGCGAGATACCGCTCCTCCACGCTGCAATGGGTGCCCGCCCCGCTGCCGGCTTGGCGCGAGGGTTGATCCGGTCGGGGAAGCGGGCATAGCTGGAGCGGGCCATGGGATTCGAACCCATGTGGTCAGCTTGGAAGGCTGATGCCTTAGCCACTCGGCCAGGCCCGCACAAGAAAAAGCCCCGCTCGATGGCGGGGCTGATGAGTTTGGCCGGTGGCCAAGTCTCGCGATGTTGATGATTCTGAGCCTTATCGCATGGACTCCGCAACACCACACTTTCGAACGCTATGCGGCGCGCGCCTCAGGGAACCCGCCCCCATTGCTCAGCGCGCGCGAAAACTGGCGAGCCGCAACTTCCCCTGCCTGGTTCATTTCAGCCAGCAGCCACTCAAACACCATCTTCCACCGCTTCGGATATGCCGAGGGATCGCACCTCATCGCCAGCGCCCGCCGGCGATCCGGCAGCGGCTCGATTCCGGTGCACCTGCAATCCTTGCAGCCCATGTCGTTGACGATTCCGGCGCCCGAGCATGCCGGGCAGCGGTTGCCGCTGGCCAGCTCCAGCACCACGGCATCGACCATCCGGGAGAGGTGCTGATAGGTATTCTTCGGCCAGGCCTGCGCCCGCGCCAGCACCACCGCGGCCTCACGATCCCGAAGGATCCGCCGCTGAGCGTCGGACATGCTGCGTCGGCTGAGGCTGACCATCTCCCTGGAGAAGCTCAGATCATCCTCGGCCTCAGCCAGCGCCCGTGCGCGGCGGGTGAACTCCGGACGCACGATTGCGAGCACGGCCTCGGCCAGCTTGCCGCGGTGCCGGATGGCACCATCAGGCAAGTACACCGCCTCCATCACTTCCCGCCCAAGTCCGGCCGGCACCATACCCAGCGCGGCGGCGATATCGGACGTGGTCAGGCTCGGGGCGCCCCCACCCTGCCCTACGTCGAAGCGCACGGTCTGCGCGTTCAGTCGGGCCAGCATCTCGCGGCGGTCAACCATGTGTGTTCTCTCCTGGGGTGGTGCTGGTGGTAGAAATGCCGCGCGCGCTCGCCAGTGCGGCGCGCCATCGGTAGGCGGTGGCTCTGTGCATCCCGAAGTCGTCCTGCAGCTCTTTGACGCTTGGCAGGCGACTCCGGTACTTGTCAGCGATCCGGCAGGCGACGACGAGGCTCACAATTGCCGTCCCGCGCGGTCCGCCCACTTGCTCGGTGTAGGGATTGGCCGTCACATGCCGATCCTCTCGATCTCGATCACGCACCCAGGTACGTCGAGGGCATCTGCGCCCTCCTCCGGATAGCGCTTGGCAGCGAGGAATTCCACGACCCGGGCGTCATCTCGCCAGATCCCTGCGTCGGTCAACGCGTCCTCGGTCGATCGGACCAGCTTGGAGAGGTCCGGCAGCTTGCATGGGAACACCGTGCGTCGCTTCGGGGCGCTGAGCGGCTTGTGGAGGGTGAACGTCATCCGGACCGCGAGCGGCTCATCAAGCATCTGTAGCCCGAGCTGGATGCGCAGCTGCTGGGCCGCCAGCTTCACGTCCTGCCGCCACGGCCGGACCTTCTTCGACGACTCAGCTAGGATCGCCCGGCCGCTCTTGGCCAGGCCCTTGAACGACTTGCTGCCCTGCGGCGCGGGCGAGCCATAGACCACGATCCGGATGATCATGCGGCCACCTGGATCACGCCCATCTGCCACAGGGCCAGCATCGTGCGCTCGTGCCCGCGCAGCCAGATTTCGGCCTTCTCCTCGCGGGTGAAGCGCTTGCCTTGGTCCAGTTCGCGGTGGCAAGGCCTGCAGCCCGCTGCCACGAAGCAGTCGTGCGCCTTCAGACCGCCGCCCTTGCCGTGCCGACTCTGGTTGCTGTGCGCGGGCTCGCCGAAGCCACCCTCACAGCACCCGTCGATCTGCAGGGTGCACTCGACCTGATACACGGCGTCCAACAGCGCGCGGTCGCGGTAGTTCCCGTGCATCAGACCATACCCCCGCATACAATCGCGCCATTCAGCACAGGGGATGTGGCATGGCGGATCCAATCAATTACTGCAGCTGGCTCGTCAAGAGCTTCTGCGTGACGCAAAGCGAGTGGGCATCTTGGACACAAGCCGTTACCTCGGTGCTGGCAATAGCGGCCGCGGCGAGAATTGCCACAAGCCAAGAGCGGCGCTCCATTGCCCGCAGAACGGATGTCGTCGTAAACCTCATCTCCATGGCCGATATCGTCGGAGGCAGCATCCCATTCGCCTCTGTAGGTGATTTTGGCTACCTTTCGAAACAGCTTGGTCGCCGCAGTCCGACCGCACAGATCAAACTCGACCTGGACCAGATCCAGAAAGCTCTTCGCTCTGTCGAGCTTCACGATTTGCCCGATTACAGACTTCTGCCGCAAGTGACGAAAGCCGCACAAGCCTGCACAGACCTTCTCGATCTGGTTGATGAGGTTCCCGAAGGCCACTTCATCGCTAACCAAGCGTTTCTCCAGCGTCTTAGCGCGGGACAGAGAACGCTGAAAAATGCTTACGAACAAGCATCGGAAATTGGCAATAGCGTGGCACCTTGGCGGCCCATTGAATGGATGCTTCGGCACTATCGGCGCGCACGATTGAAGAAAAGGCTGAATCACGCGGCCTCCTGAAAGTCACGCGGGTTGAAACCCAACCCAAGCAGAACCGTGTCAGACCAACGCACCGGCCGCGCGCGCATGCCCTGCTCTTCCGGGTGGTCACCGACGTGGACCAGCACAGTGATGGCGTCGCAGGCCAGTGACTTGGTCAGCTTCAGGCTGGATCCGCCTAGCATGATGTGACCCGGGGCGCCCTGCCCCCGGTCGATCGCCGGCATCAGGCGCCAGCCCAGCATCGTGCCGGCCACCATGTGGCGCCAGTCGTCCTTGGTGAGGCGCTGGCCGTGCCATGACAGACCCGCGGCCAGGTCGCCGCAGATGGCGTTGAGCATGCGCTGCTGCTTGGGGGTCATCATGCCCTCGCCGCGCTGCTGCCAGTCGGAGGGCTGGAGCGCGCTCACGGCGACACCTCCGGGCGAGCGGCGAGCATTGCGGCGTAGATGGCCTTGGTCTCTGTGTCAGTGATGCAATCCTTGCTACCCGCCCATGTTGGGTATCCGACTTCGATGTCGCATGCCTTATCAACCATCGCCTCTGTAGGTTCCAACGGAACAAGCACGTATCCGTCCGGGGTTGCCATGGTGAAGCGGGTGTTCCACATGGTCACCGCATCGACTTCAAATCCATCGCAGGTTCGAATTCCCTCGCACTCACATTCGGTGCACTTAACCTGCTTCCATTCGACAATGTTGTGACTCCACAAGTCCTCATCCATATCCCTGGATAGCCATGGCTTTGACCCGCAGAACGGGCACGGCTTCAGTTCGATCTCGCTCATGCCGCGATACCCCTCTGTATTTCGTAGTCCCGCTGATCCCAGCCGGCCTCCCATTCCTTGCGCTGCAGGCGGCCCGGCTCACCCATCTCGAACAGCGGCACTGCGCTGCGCGGCTTGTGGGCCTCGCGCATGTAGCGGCCGGACTGACGCGCCCGGCGCAGCAGCTCTTTGTCGACCTCAGGCTGCATGGCGCACCTCCGGCGTTTCTTCAGCAGCAGCGGCCGGTTCGTCCGCCGCGATCGCCACGTTGAGCTCGCGCGCAATGTCGTCCATGTGCTTGGCGACCTGCTCGCGCGTCGCCGGCACTGCCTCGCGCACCTGGTGCTCGATCTCGGCCACCGGTGCCGCCGGAAGCTCGCCGCCGCGCATCACGAATTCCTTCGCCCGGTTGTAGGCCGCCAGCAGCAGCTTGTCGGCCTTCTCGGCGCTCGCCAGCCGGTAGCGGTGGCCGTCCAGGTACTGCCACACCAGCCGGGTGAATCCGTCCTGCTGACTGGCATCGGCGCGCACCGCGTCGAATGGCGGGATGCCCAGGCACATCATCCGGAACTGAGGCAGTGTCGGCGGCCAGGGCTCTGCGGTCGCGATGCACGCTGCCAGCCCATCAGCGAGCTGCCGACCCGACAACCCGGAAAGACCCTTCGACCACGTCGCCGCCGCCGCGCCCGCCGGATTCGCCGTGTAGGCGCTGGTCCACTTGTGCCCGTAGATCTGAGCCATGTGTCTCCACAGCTGATCCATGGCGTTCTGCGATTGCAGGCGTGGCGTCGATGACGTTTCCGCCCTGCTGTCGGGCGAGGATGAACTGCTCAACTTCGTCGGCAGGTGCGAGGCGACGTGGTCCATGATGGGTTCCGGTGTTCTGCGGGGGTTGCTTGGGGCCTTCGGCATGGCGGGCCCGGGCGGTGGTGACCGCCCAGGCGAAGGGCTTCGCAACCGGTGGTGCGCGGCTCAGGCCCTCGGTGACGGTGTCTGCGTAGGCCTCAGGCGTCACACCCTCCGCCAGCCCAGCAAGCAGGTCCGGGTGGCTCGGATTGGTCGTTGGACATCCGGCCTGGCGCATCAGCAGGCATGCACGCCCCGCCAACGTCGCGCCCTCAGAGATCTCTGGTGCTTGCTTAGATCTATCTGGAGTAGAGGTGGTGTCTGGTGATTGGTGAGCTTTCGATCCGGTTTCATTTTCGGAACCCAGCGGAAACCCGCTGGGTTCTTCGCGGGTTTCGTTATGGTTATTTTTGGGGGGTCTCCCCCCCTTCCTTCCATTTGCGCGCGCGGTGGCGATCCGGCCGCGCGCCTTCTCAAGCTCCTCTTCCACCCGGCCGTTAACCCAGAGGTTTCCCTCAAGGCGGAAGAACTCGGCCAGGACCACATCGACCGCGGCGCGCTCGTCAGCTGACCGGGCCCGCGCGATGCGATGCGCCTGATCCTCGGGGATCCCGCTCTCCGTGGCGTAGTAGCGATCGAGAAGCAGCGTGTAGACGCCGTGCTCCAGCAGGCTCAGGTGGCCCGTGTCCTTCGCGTAATCGCCCAGGTGGCGCTCGTAGTAGTTCATGTCAGGCAGCCAGCAGCACCGTGTCATCGTCGGCCAGCACCGGCAGCCACGTCTGGCAGCGCTTGCGGCTCATGCTGCAGATACGCGGCGCTCCGTGTACTACCAGCCCGTCCGATTCGAGCTCGGGCAGGCGGCGGGCCACCATGTGTCGGTCCAGGCCGGCCGAGAACGCCAGCTCGCGACTGGTGAGTCCGGGATACTGGCGAACCGCCGTTGCAACCTGCGCCTGCTGTTGTGCCTGCGCACCCGAATCTACGAGCTCGTGCGCCGCTTCGTGGCTGGTGTCCGGATCGGTGTTGCGTGCGGGAAGGTGGCTCACTGCTCATTCCTCCGTGCCCACGTCAGGTCGCTGTACTCGCGCACTGTCATGAGCTTGCTGGGTGATGGCGATCCTGGCCGCTCGATCTGGCCACCCTTGGCCAGGAATGCGTCCACGTCGCCGGCGAGGCGATCGCGCTGCGCCGACTTGGCTCGGATGTCGTTGTCGAACTGGCTCACAGCACGTCCTTCTGACCCTTCGACTCACGGAGACGTGTCATGAGGACGATCAGCGACGACTGCACTGCGGTTGCGGCTGTCTGCAGCTCGGAGAATTCGTTGTTGGTGATCAGGCCGTCTTGCAGGCACTTGTGGAGCATTTCCGCGAAGTGGCCCTTACTGGCTGAGGTCGCAAGGATCGTGCTCGTCAGGCAACCGGCATCCGCTGGCGGCTCCAGACCATGCAGGCCATAGCCGTGCTCGGCCGCCAGCGCGACCAGGATCCGGTGGTCGCCCGTCAGACCCATGATTTCGTTTGCCTCGGCCAGGGTGAGCCGGTGGGTCTTGTTGTTCGGGTTGATCTTGTTGCGGAGCACCGCCCCGGACATGGGCTTCTCTTCGCCCTTGTCGTTCACGGTGATCAGCCTGGTCGCCAGCGCCTCGGCGCCGCCCGGATAATCCTTCACGGTCTTGTGTGCTGCGTCAGTAATGTTCATGCGGCTGCTCTGTGAACGTGGTTAGGAGCGCTGTGGCGGCGCAACATCGGCGCCATGGACAACAACAACTCAGGGATGGCCGCCAGAAATGGCGTGGTGACGCTGGTGCGGATGTGCGGAAAGCCGTTCGTGCTGCGGAGGGTGGACGGAAGGCCGAAGGCGTTCCCGCTTGCCCTCCCCGACCTCGGGCCGGTGCCTGAAGGTGGCGGCCAAGTGCTGTGGATGTGGGACGGCACCGATGGCGACGCATAACGCTGCGGGTGCCGCCCTCCTTGCGATAGGCTGCTGTTTCCACACGAACAGCCCGCAAGGAGGGCGACAGATGGCCAAGGTCAACAAGGAACGCTTGCTTCGCATCCTGCAGATGGCAGAGGCTGCACACCCCCAGAGGGTAGATCTCGTCACTGAGCTCGGAGTCGAGTGCGACGCCGCTATCGTGGAGATCCTGTACCTCCGGGACCACGGCCTGATCGACATCCATGTATCTGGCTACATGGGCTCCAGCGAGCCATCCTTGACGCCTGCAGCAATCACCACCGCAGGCTTGGACTACCTTGCGGACGATGGCGGGCTCACTGCAGAACTTGGTGCCTTGACGGTCAAGATTCATGCGGAGACCCTTCAGCAGATGCTTGAGCTGATGGTGCTTCGCTCAGATCTAGATCCGCCTCAAAAGCAGAAATACGTCGACCAGCTTCGTCAGCTGCCTGCCGAGACCACAAAACACCTCGCAATGAAGGCAGTTGACGCGGCGATTCAGCAGTCCGGAAAACTACTCCCGCTACTTCAAAGCATGTTTGATTCGTGACCATGCGCTTGAAGTGCAATGCAGTCGTCGGCGTCAGCGGCGCCAGAAACTCGTCGAACGGGATGGCATGTTCATCGTCCATCACGACTGCGCCCCAGTGCCCGAAAGCCAAGGACGCCGGTTTGAAGAACTCAGGCGGCATTGACCATCTCCTGGCCCGCCCTCTCGGCCTCTGCCCGAGCCTGCATGACCTTCCGGCGCAACCAAGGGTTAGCCAGCAAGACGTCAGCAGGGATGCCGCGAGCCTTCCAGTTCTGGACGCGCTGGCGATTGGAAATGCCAAGGCGACGGGCCAGCTTCACCGGCCCGCCGAGGCGCTCGATCACAAGGGAATCAGGGTGCAAGGTGTCCATAGGTCGATAGTACACACCACGAAAGTGCACCCTGTCAACTTGGTGTGTACCGGGACCTGTGGGGATGCCGATAATCGACGAATGTCATCAATGCATGAATCCACGGGGCGGCTGTATGCCGCTGCCGCCAAGCTTGTCCCGCCAATCAGCGGGCCGACTGAGCTCGCTGCTGCCCTTTCGGTCAGCAAGCAATCTGTCACCAATTGGAGGTCGCGCGGCGTCTCCAAGGAAGGTGCCATCGAGGCTCAGCGGGTCTTGGGCATCAATCTTGATTGGTGTTGCAGGGTCAGTTGCCCATGTTCATTGCCGCGGCTGAAGCGCCTGCCGCTCAGTCTCAGTCTGCAAGACAGCAGCGCCAGATACTCCGAGACGCGTCGAAGCTGGTGCGGCTGGTACTAGATGGCAACATCCCTTTGACCGACGAGCAGAAAGAGGACTTGTCAGATAGGGCGATCGCCATCGTTTCAGAGAGATGGGGGAATGGCTTCCCCAGCGAACTGGATGCCTATAAGGCCGCACTGGAGCTGGTTGCGCGCGTCCAATCCAGGTGAGGAGTTATATGGCAATAAGCGACAAGGACATGCAGGATTTGGCACGGGTGCTCTCAGCATCTATGGGTCTCAAGCCCAAAGCCAAAGCCGGCCTCCTCCATGTGGTCGAAACGCATGGCGAAGAGTTCCGCATGACCGCAGTCCAGCGCGATGTGATCTACGGACGCATCCGCGACCTGGGCAATCTCTTCTGGCTTAACTGGCTGATTAGGCAAGAAACAATGCACGTTTTTGGCGTCATGGAGGCCCTATCCGATGACGAGCTGATGGCGCTCATGAGCAAGATGCAGCGCGCTCAAGAGTGCCGTGAGGAAGGCGTGGCATTTAACGAGGTGCCCGGCCTGATGAAGTCCTCACACGCCGATTTTTGAATGATTGGCGCAGCGCTGCCCGGCCTGGCGCTGTACTGCTTAGCGGCCGGAACTCTAATACCCACAGGGGGATGCATTGAACGCAACATCAGAAGGAAATGTGCAGGTGAACACTGCAGGTAAGGCGGCATGGATTGTCCTTGCGATCGCATGGCTCTGTTTCTTGATCCCCGTCCCGGGGCTTGGACTCTTTATCGGCTGGCCGCTCAATTTGGTGGCCTTCGTCCTCGCCATTGTCGCCATCGCAAAGGGCGGCGCCATGAAGGGGCTAATACAGCTTCTGCTATCGCTTATTGGCTCTCCGATCGTTTACTTCATCGGCGTCGCCATCTTTGCCGGGGCCGTTGGAGCCCTTGACCAGAGTGGAAGAGCTGCGCGCGAGAACGCCACCAGTGCTACCCAGGTCGAGCGCAATGCTGCAGTGACGCCTTCGGCAGTGCCAGCTATTGAAGTGACGGCGCAGCAGCTTCACCAGGACTACGAGGCGAACGAGATCGCTGCCGATGCGAAGTACAAAGGCAAAACACTGCTGATCTCAGGCACAGTGGAATCCATCGAATCTGACTTCATGGACAAGCCGACCGTGCATCTGACGGTTGGAGACTTTGCATGGGTCCAGCTGTCTGGCATCTCGAAAGATGTGGCCGCCTCTCTATCCAAGGGAGCCCGCATCACCGCTCAGTGCAAAGGTGCCGGTGAGGTGATCGGTTTCCCGGCTGCCAGCGATTGCATCCTGCAATGATTCACTGAGCAGAACGCACGAACCCCGCTCCGGCGGGGTTTTTTTTTGGCCCGTAGTTTTAGATAAACGGGAGCTTAACGGGTACACGCCGCGAATTGGAGTAGTACACACTGCGGTTGCGCAGTGAGGACACATGGTGTTTACTACATCCGTCGCCCCACTCCCGGGGCCGGAGAAAGAAGATGCCCCTTAAACGTCGCCCCATGTGGATCTGGATCGGTGCCGTCTATGCGCTGTTCGTGTTCGCCTCGGCGGCCGGCATCGCCTTCGGCAACCGGCTGTTTGGGTTGGAGTGCTGATCATGGCCTCCGTCATGGAACAGCATCCCGAGGCTGAGGTGCGGCGCTTGCGCAAGAACCTCAACACTCTGCAGGGCAACCTGCGCAACACCGGCCTCAACATGCCTGGTGCTGACACCGCCTACCGTGCGGCCATCTTTGTCGGCGCTGATGCCGAGCAGGCATGGGAAGCGGCCCGCCGCCACGAGCTGGTGATGCTGGGCTTTGCAGACGAGATCGAAGAGCCGAAAGGCCTCAGCTTCCCGTCCCCCCGGAACTCGATCGACGAACGCCGCGCGGCACGCCAGCGCCAAATCGACAGCGTGCGCGCACTGGTCAACCCATTCTCGCTGTCCGCTCCGGTCAGCCTGGAGCGTGCCGCATGAGCGCCTCCAAGCTTACCCCGGCGCCGTGGGAAGTCAGCCATGGCGGACACGGGAGCCACTCTGGCTTCGTGATTGACGAGTATTTCGTCCTGAGTCGTGCCGTTGCCGACGACGTCGCAATCGCCGCAGACATCATTGATCCGGCAACTGGTATGCCCAGCGAGGCCAACGCCCGCCTGATCGCCGCCGCGCCCGAACTGCTGGAAGCGTTAATCAAGGCGGATCAGATGTTCAGGGATGTTGGGTTCATTGCCGAGGCAGACAGATTGCGTCCCGGGAGCCTCGGCAGCGAGATCCGCGCCGCCATCGCCAAGGCCACGGGCGGTGGTGCATGAGCGCCCAGGTCCTGCCCTTCCCCGTCCAGACCAACAGCCAGAGATACCTGCTGGAGAGCGTGCGAGCCGTTGCAGCCCGCTCCGGTCTGGACGTCAACGAGACGGCCCGCGAGTTCGTCGCGGCCGGCTGTTCCAAGGAAGCCCAGAACCGCATCTGGGAGCGCGCGCGCCGCAAGCGCATGGCACTGATCTACGGAGGTGACGCATGAAATCGGATTTAAACCCGCGAGTGGAAGGCCTGAAGGATCTCGGAATCTACCTTGGCCTGTTCTTTTGCTGCGCGGGGCTGGGCGCCATCGGCTGCCTCATCGCGCAGGACCTGGCAAGGGTGAGCATCCCATGAGCCGCCGACGCGATCGCCCGCTCCATCCCGAACTGATTGAGGACCTTAACGAAGCCCATGCGGCCGCTGAGGACATGCCCGACGGCGCATGGTTCGCCACGCTCGAGGACACCGTCACGCAATACAACTACCGCACCGGCCACGGCTACGACCCGAATGAAGCGGTCCACAAGTTGATACGAACGTCGGGCCAGTTTGATGAGGTGGTCAAGTGATGCGACATCCCATCCGTTTGCTTGTGCCGGCCTTCATCTGCGCCGTGGTGTTCGGCTTCTGCGTCGCGCTGCTGGCCCGCGCCATCTACACCCACGCCGACAGCTTCGTTCTGGTCGGCGGTGTGGGCGCCCTCTTCTTCGGCTGCCGCACCGTCACCGAGGCCCGCCAAGTCTGGCGGCAGTTCGTCGCCCAGCTCCAACAGCGCCGGTCTATGCGCCGCGCAGCTCCCCTGACCCGCATCAACCTGCCCAAGGAAGACATTCAATGAGCACCGCCATTTCCACCCAACAGCTCGCGATGAGCGGCGAAGTCCGGGCAAACGCCCTGATGCCGACCTCTATTCACGAGGCTATCCAGCTCTCCGAGATCATGGCCAAGGCCAACCTGGTGCCTGAGCACCTGAGGGGCAAATCGGGCGACTGCCTGCTGATCGTCATGCAGGCACAGCGCTGGGGCATGGACGCGGTGAGCGTGGCTCAGTGCACGTCGGTCGTCCACGGCAAGCTCTGCTACGAAGGGAAGCTGGTTGCCGCCGCGCTGTATGCGATGGGCGCGATCGAAGGTCGTCTGGAATACGACATCCGGGGAGAAGGCCAGAGCTCCACGATCACCGTGATCGGCACGCCGCGCGGCGCAACCGGCCCTCAGTCGGTTACCGGCAACGTCAAGGACTGGCGCACTTTTGCCAAGGACAAGAACGGCAACCAGGTCGATAACGCTTGGGACAAGAGCCCGCACGACATGCTGGTCTACCGCGGCACCCGCCAGTGGGCGCGCCGCTACGCGCCGGAAGCACTGCTGGGCGTCTACACCCCGGACGAAATCGAGCCGGCGGCGGACGTGCGCGTGGTCGCCACTGTGTCCCACGGCGAGAGCAGCCCCGGCGCGTATCCGAAGGACCAGTTCGACACCAACCTGCCGACCTGGACCGGGCTCATCAAGGCAGGCAAGCGCACGGCAGATCAGATCATCGCGATGGTCGAAAGCAAGGGCTCGCTCACCGACGAGCAGAAAAAGCTGATCCGTGCCTCCGAATCCGCAACGGCAACTGAGGTGGCCGCATGAAGATCGTGAACTTGGTCCAGGGCACACCGGAATGGCATGCCCATCGTGCGCAGTACCACAACGCCAGCGATGCGCCGGCAATGATGGGCTGCAGCCCCTACAAGACTCGCAACCAGCTGGTTCGTGAGAAGGCTTCCGGCGTTGCCGAAGAGGTCACCCCGGAACGTCAGCGGATCTTCGACAATGGCCACCGCTACGAGGCCCTTGCCCGCCCCCTCGCCGAAGATGTCTTGGGGCAGGAGTTGTATCCCTGCGTTGGCGTGCAGGCCAAGTACTCGGCCAGCTTCGACGGCCTAACGCTAATGGAAGAAATCGCCTTCGAGCACAAGAGCTTGAACGATGACCTTCGCCTGGCGATGCCCGTGGACGGCAGCGACGCTTGCCTGCCGATGCACTACCAGGTGCAGATGGAGCACCAGCTGATGGTGTCCGGCGCAGAGCGCTGCCTGTTCATGGCCTCCAAGTGGAACGGCGAAGAACTGATCGAAGAGCGGCACTGCTGGTATTCGCCGAATGCCGAGTTGCGGGCAAGGATCGTTGCTGGTTGGGCGCAATTCGAAGCTGACGTCGAGGCATATGAACCCGAGGCCCCTGCGGCACCGGCGCCGACCGGGCGTGCCCCGGACCAGATGCCGGCGCTGCGCATCGAGGTGACCGGAATGGTCACTGCCTCGAACCTCGCCGAGTGGAAGGGTCAGGCCATCGCTGTGTTCCAGCACATCAGCACGGATCTGACCACGGATCAGGATTTCGCCGACGCTGAGAAGACAGTGAAGTGGTGCAGTGACATTGAGGACCAGTTGAAAGCTGCCAAGCAGCATGCGCTCAGCCAGACCGAGAGCATCGAGCTCTTGTTCCGCACGATCGATGAGATCACCGCCGAGGCCAAAGCCAAGCGTCTGGACCTGGACAAGCTGGTCACGCGACGCAAGGAAGAGCGCCGCACCGAAATCGGCAATGCCGCCCGCCGGGCTGTGCAGGACCACGTTCGAGCCATCAACGAGACGCTGGGCGAGCACGGCCTGCCGATGCCGGCAACGCTGGTCGCGGACATCAGCGCGGCCATGAAGGGCAAGCGGTCCTTCAGTAGCATGCAGGAAGCGGTCGACGCCGTGGCGGCCAACGCCAAGATCGCCTCCAGCCAAGCGGCTGATCGGATTCGCGCCAACGTGGCCATCCTTGCGGAGCACCCTGCTCACTCCACCCTGTTTGCCGACCGGGTGAGCCTGTGCGCCTCGAAGACTGCCGAGGATCTGCGGAACCTGGTCGCCATGCGGATCGCAGCCTTCGAAAAGCAGGAAGAGGAACGACTGGCGGCCGAGCGCGAGAAGATTCGCAAAGAGGAAGAGGCCAAGGCACAGAAGCGTGCCGACGAGGCCGCCGATCGACGCGCCAAAGAAGAGGAAGCACAGGCCGCACAGGCGGCAGCTCAGGCACCTGCCCCGGTAGTTGCAGAGCCTGTTGCCGAACCAGCCAGCTCTCCAGCCGCGCCTGCGCCGCAGCAGTCCCACGTGCGTGCCGTTGCAGCTCCGGAGCCGGCGGAAGATCGAGCCCCGTGGGCGCCGGAAGGCAAGCGGATCAAGCTCGGCGAGATCAACGCGCTGATCGGCCCGCTGACCATCAGCGCCGAAAGCCTGCGCCAGCTCGGGTTTGAGCCGGTCAGCACCGAGCGCGGTGCCAAGCTCTACGCCGCCGACCAGGTGCCGGCCATGTGCGAGCAGATGATCCGCGTCCTCCGAGGCGCCGCCAACGGCCAGGGCTACCCGCTTGCCGCCTGAGTCCCCTGCCTGTCGCCCGCCTCCCCTGTAGGGCGACAGGAACCCGCGCCGGCCGGGCAAAGCCGGACCTCATTCCAACCTTCGGAGATACCCATGGCAATGCGAATCGACATGCAGGACGTCGAGTCCTCCCAGATCCACAGCATCGGGCACGACCCGGCAACGAAGACCCTCGCCATTCGCTTTACCAGCCGCAAGGGCGGCGCTGTCGGCCCGGGCTCGCTGTACCACTACGAGAACTTCGATGCCGCTGAGTTCGAAGCCTTCAAGAGCGCTGAGTCGCTGGGCGCGCACTTCGGCCAGCGCATCAAGGCGTTCCCCGAGAAATACCCGTTCCAGAAGATCAACGAAGCCGCCCAGGCGGCGTAAGGGCGGACCGCCATGAAGAAGCGGCAGCAGCTCGACATCTTCGAACACGACCCAGGACGAATGGCGCTGCTCTACCGCGCCTCAGCCGAAAGCGCCCTCAACGACATCCAGTTCACCCCGCCGGTCCGCCAGGACCGGCACGACCACTACATCCGCGAGGCAGAGCGACTTGAAGCGCTGGCCGCGCAGTGCAAAGCCGCCTAACCAGGACACCCAATGAACACCGGAAACCCGAAGCAGTACAGCTGGAGCACCGATGGCGAGACCTATCAGGATCGCTGCGCGAGTATCGAAGAAGCGATCTCCGAAGCGCTGAACAGCGGCCGGGAATTTGAGCTTGGCCAAACGCTGTTTATCGGTGAGGTGGTCCCGGTCAATGCGGCCCAGCTGGTCGATGCCGATTCCGTGATCGATGACATCAGCGTGCGAGCCTTCGATATATCCGGCGAGCATGCCGAGGACTACCTGGTTCACGCGACCAAGGAGCAGCGTGCGCAGCTTGAATCGCTGATCGCGGCTTGGGCCGACTCGGTCGAGGCTCCGAGTTTCTGGGAAGTCGGGACTGTAGTGGAGCACGTCATCACCCGTGAGGACCTTGGAGACGGCAATGTCTGACACCACTACGCCGTCTTCCCGCTGGGCAGCGGACGGGCAACGTGACCCGCACGGCGACCGTTACGCCTTCGAGCGCGCGGCCCTGGCCTTGGGCAACCTCACCGACGACGAGCTGGCCAATGCCGTGTTCCTGCACGGCAACGAGCAGCCCACCATGGCAGACATGGCCGCCGGTAAGGCGCTGGCCGGCATCGTCTACCTGACCGCAGCAAAGGACCGCATCCGCTGGCTGTCGCGCGCCCTGGCCGATGCAATCGCGCCGCAGCCCGCAGAGCTGGCCGAGCAGCAGGGGCAGGTCATCGTTCATGCCCTTGCCGATGCCTACGCAGCTGGTGCTGAGGGCTTGCAGTTCGGAGGGCTGGCCCGGATGGAGGCGCTTGCCGCCGCCCTCGCCGCAACTGGCGAGCAGCAAGCTGGCGAGGTGCAGGGGGATGGTTTGCACCTCAGCGGCGAAGACCGCGCGGTACTTCAGCGGATCCAGGATGCCTTGCCGACGGTGGGCCTCAACGGGTGGACGAAAGGTGTGGAGGTTCTGGAACGCCTGTTGCGCGACTCTCTTGCCGCCCGCCAGCCGGGGTGGAATGCCGAACAGCTCGACCGTGCCCTTGGCGAAACCATCGATCAGCGCGACCGCTACCACGAAGTGGCTGACGACTTGGCGTCCCACATCGAGCGCATCACCGGCGTGGAGATCGGTGAGCACAGCAGCGACAACTGCCCGTGGCAGAACGCGATGGAAGCGGCTGAATGTTACTCGCCCGCGCAGGGCATCGACCTGCACCAACTGGTTCCGCCGGAATGGCTCAGCGAGCTGATCGGCGGGCAGATGGATGACCTTACGCCCGGGCAAGCGTGGCGCCAGGGCTTCAACCAGTGCCGCGACCGCACGTTGCTGCTGGTTGAGCAGGCGATGGGCTTCCCGGCCGAGCAGCAGCCCGATGCAGCGTCGGGGGTGGGCAATGGCTGAAGTCGCCATCGACATCACCGGCGAGGAAGGCGCGCCCTCCATCGTCAACACCGTCGCATTCGACCTGCAGCTGACCGGCTGCGGCATCTCCATCGACATGACTCACGAACAGGGACAGGCCATCTACCTGGGCTTGGCAGAGTTCTTCGGACCCGAGAAGGAGCCGACCAATGGCTGATATCGAACAGCAGGCCCGTGAGCTGCTGGCCGTCGTGCATGAATCGAATGGCCGGCTGGGCTTGGCGGCACTTGTTCGCAACGGGCACATCCCGGCTTCCGATCCCGCCATTACCGCGCTGACCTACGCGCTGCGCGCCGCGCCGGACGGTTTCTGCGTGGTGCCGCACAGGGTGACGCCAGAGATGCGCGCTGCGTTCCGCAGGGCGTACCGGGACGGCGGATTTTGGTCGGATCGGCTGGATGCGGCGCTGGACGCGATGCTCTCTGCGCAGCCCACCACCCTGGCCACCGTCAAGCCGCCGCGTGACCGGCGCACCAGGCTGCGGGAGGACGTCTGATGGATTCGATCGTCCAGGCCAAGCACACAGCGCGCGTGCTCATCGGTGAGGCCCGCGCCCGCCGGCTGGCCGGCCACGGCTTCTGGTGCATGTTCCGCATGGCCCAGTCCGCCCGGCGCCGCCGGCACTTCCCATCCAACCGGAGCTGTTCGCATGACACAGCGACACATCAGCCACCCCGAGCCGCTGCCGGCCTGCGCCGCCGGTCACAGCGCGCGCCACATCCACGACCTGCGCAGCATCTCTGCCGGCGGCGGCCACTTCGTTGAGTGCCGGTGCCGGGCGACCCGTAAGCACGCCGACGCGGATACCGCGATCGCGGAATGGAGGCGGGTCAACCGGCCCGCCCGTGTTCGCCGGGCGGCGGAGCCCGCCGTGTCCGACAACGTGGTGTAGATGCGGTTGCCCGGCCTGGCCACAGGCAACGCAGCGTGATCGCCATTTCCCCAAATGACTCAGCCGCGCACCGCGGCGAAGGAGACCAGATGACCAGCACAACCGAACGCCGAACCCCAAACCTGCTGCGCCTGAAGGAGGTTGTCGCCAGGACCGGCCTGTCCAAGAACACCATCTACGATCGGATCCGGAAAAAGGAGTTTCCTGCGCAGATCGACCTCGGGGGCAACTGCGTCGCCTGGTCGGAGGACGAGATCGACAGATGGATTCAGGCAAAAATGGATGCCCGTCAGGTCAATGAGGACGGTTTGCCGAAAGCCGCATGAAGCAGGGGCATATGTGGGGGCATCCGCCATCCAAGGGGTGGCCCCACCCTACTGGCACAAGGGTCTACAGGCTAACCGGGATTCCCCTTGGCTCCACCACTATTCAAGACAACGCCCCGGAAACCAGGTTTCCGGGGCGTTGTTGTTTCTGCAGGTTGCGCGGGTTGCTTACGCGCCCTCGGGATTGTCCTTGCGCTCCGGCCGGCGCGTGCCTGCATCGTGGATCGCCTGATCGGTCTGCGCCGGCCGCTGCTTGGCGGTTTCATCCTGCTTGCGGTCCTGCTGGCTCTCTTCGATGCCTTCCTGCTTGCCTTGTTCGCTGGGCTTGGTGTCTGCCAT